CGGGGGAACCTGGAGCCGTACAACCAGTTCGGCCAGGCTGGCATGAACGCGCTCGCGTATCGCCTTGGCCTGGGAGGCGTCAGCCCGACTGGACAAAGCGTGGCAAACCAGAACTATGACCAAATCCGTGCGGAGCTTCTGCCCCAGTTCCAAGGCAGTTCGAACGGCGGGAATCCGCCTGACCTCAACGGCCTACTGAAGAACGGCGCGGATCGCTCTTACTCCAGCGCGCAATGGGGCTATGACCCACAGAAGCAGAAGTGGGGATACCAGATGACCTACCAAGGCGGTGGGGATGCTGGGAATCCGTACACGAAGTGGGTTTATGCGGACGGCAACGCTGGAGGCGGTTCAGGCGGCGTAAATGAGGCCGGCTTGGAGGCCGCTATCCAGCAACGGCTGCGACAGCAGCAGGCCTCGCAGGCAGGCGCGCAGAATGACCCTCTGTACGGGTCCCTGTTGGATACATACAAGGAATACACGCCGTTCTCTGCTGCCGACTTCCAGGTTGACCCGGGCTATGCGTTCCGTCAGTCGGAAGGCGAGAAGGCTATCGAGCGAATGGCGGCGGCGCGCGGTGGACTGAATTCTGGACGCGCGGCGAAGGACCTGGCCGCCTACAACTCTGGTCTCGCAAGTCAGGAATATCAGAACGCCTACGGCCGCTACAACAACGATTACCTGACAGGGTTCAACTCGTTCAACACGAACCAGAACAACATTTACAACCGCCTCATGGGCGTCACCGGCGTTGGGCAAAACGCTGCAAATGCCCTGGCCGGCGTTGGTGGAAATGCTGCCAGCCAGATTGCAGACACCCAGTTGCAGGCTGGCAACGCCGCAGCTGCGGGCGCTGTTGGGCAGGCAAATGCCTGGAGCAATGCGTTGGGTGGCGTGACGAATTCGCTGCAGGGCGCGATCGCCCGGGGGGCAAATCAAGGCACGAGCGGGTACAGCGGCACCTTCACGCCTACGACGGGCGTTGGAGGCCTCGGAAGCGGTCAAGGTGTTAATGGGTGGTGGTAAACATGGCTCTCAACTCTTCCATTCCCCTGCAGGTTCAAGCACCTCAGATCCAGAATTACACGAACGCCCTGTATGACGCCACGCGATTGCGCGGCGCACAGCAGGATGTGGCTGACCAGCAGCGGGTCAGCGCGGAGCGCAACGCCCTTGCGGACGTCTTGCGCCAAGGACAGGTCTTCGATGCCCATGGCCAGCTAACGCCCGGTGGGCTGGGCCAGGTCGCGCAGGCGGCGCCGAGCCAAGTGCCCGCATACGCACAGCTGGCAAATCAGCAGACGCGCCTGAACCAGCAGGATCAGCGGCAGGGCGTGCAATTGGCCATGCAGCGTCAAGACTGGGCCCGGCAGGGAATCGCTGCCTCTCTCACGCCTGACGATGCGCGCAACTACGTGCAAAGTGGTTTGCAGTCTGGCGTGCTGGACCAGCAGACCGCTCAACAAATCCTCGGCCAGATCCCATCTGATCCCGCCGCGTATGGGCAATGGCGTACTGCTATGGCTCGTCAGATGATGACGCCTGCGCAAATTGCGGAACTTGAGCGCGGCACCTATTCCGCTCCGGTGCAGACTAATCAGGGTTTTGCGCAGATCGACCGCAACGGCCACGTGCGTATCCCCACAGGACCAAATGGTCAGCCTTTGATGCCTGTGACGCTAGATGCGGCCGGTCAAGGCTCTGCTGCGCAGGCGAAGGCCTACGGGACTGCGCAGGGCAAAGCGCAAGCGGAGAACGAGCAGGGTATCGGCCAAGCCGAGGCCACTGCTAATCAGATCATTGGCGTGATCGACAAGGCTATCGACCACCCCGGGCGTGAGTACGCCACAGGCATGTCGTCTATGTTGCCCATACTGAACGGTACCGACGCGGCCGACTTCATGGCTGTCCTCGACCAAATCAAAGGGCAGACTTTCCTGCAAGGCTTCCAAAGCCTCAAGGGAGGCGGCGCTATTACAGAAGTCGAAGGGCAGAAGGCGACGCAGGCAATCGCTCGGCTTGAGCGTGCGCAAACTGAAAAGGAGTTCCTGCAATCCCTACAAGACTTGCGAGGGATTGTCGCAACGGGCCTGGAACGTGCCCGCAAGAAGGCGGGCGCTGCAGGTCAGCCTGATCAACGAGGGCAAGTCTCCCCTACGCAGAACCAACGCCAAGTTGCCCGCCGCGGGCGTCTGCCTGATGGCCGGCAGGTTGTTGAGTACACCGATGGCACGCGTGAGGTTGTCCAATAATGGCCATGAACGATCTTTTGCGCCTGGTCGCTCAGGCTGAGAGCGGGAACCGGGACTATGACGGCTCGGGACGGGTAGTGACGTCTCCCGTGGGCGCCAAAGGCCGCATGCAGGTTATGGACGCCACGAATCGAGACCCCGGCTTTGGGGTGCGCCCTGCTGCTGACGACAGCCTGGAAGAGCGGGCACGCGTCGGGCAGGACTATCTGGGCGCCATGGTAAATCACTACGGCGGCGACGTGCGCAAGGGCTTGGCCGCATATAACGCCGGCCCGGGCAATGTCGACCGCGCCCTGGCTCAGGCCCAACAGGCTGGTGACCCTGACTGGATGCGCTATCTGCCGAAACCGCAGGAGACGGTGCCGTACGTAGAAAAGATCGTAGCCGGGATGCGGGGGCAGCCGAGCATGCTAGATCGCGCAGCCGCGGCGGTGCTGCCCAGTGCTGCCGCGGCGCCGGCCCCAGACGTCGACTGGAACACGGTGCAGTGGGATGCCGCGCCAGTACAGGCTGCAGCACAACCGGACGTGGATTGGAATGCAGTGCAGTGGGATGACGCACCGGCAGCCGATGACGCGCCCCGAGGTCCGGACGGCGTCATGCGAATTGAGATGTCGCAGGAGTCCAACCCCTACGTCGCGCCGCCGCAAGAGCGCAGCATGTTGGATCGGATTGGGCGCCAGATTGGGCTGACCGCACGCGCAGGCGTGACGGGTGCGACGGGGCTTGCCTCGATGGGTACGAACGCCGCGATTTCTGGCATCAATTCTCTTTTTGGGACGAGTATCCCCCAGGCTGATGTGGGAGCGACCCTGTCAGCTATTGGGTTGCCACAGCCTGAAAACGCTGTTGAGCGCGTCGCTCAAGACGTAGCCGGCGGTATGGCTGGCGCTGGATCTACGGCGCAGATCGGCCAATCCCTGGCGCAGAACGCGTTGGCTCCATTGACGCGTGCCATTGGTGGGCAATTTGGCGCCGGGGTTGGCACGCAGGTCGCATCCGCAGCTACCGGGTCAGGCGCAGCCGGTGTAGCGCGGGAAGAAGGCGCGGGGCCGGGGGGGCAATTGGCTGCAGGCCTGGCTGGCGGCCTAGTAGCGCCTGCTGCGCTTTATGGGGCCGGCGCAGCGACTCGCGGTCTACTGCGGGGAGGCGAGCAGGGCCGGCAGACGGTTGCCCGCAATTTGGACGAGTTCCGGCGTGCTGGCACCACCCCGACGCTTGGCCAGGCCACCGAGCGCCCAGTTCTGCAAGGGCTAGAAACGGTCATGTCTCAATCACCTGGTGGCGCAGGCGTTATGGCTGCCCGTGCCGCCGGACAGGTCGATGACATTGCAAGCGAAGTCGGGAACATCGTTACCCGGTTGTCCCCGCGCGCGGGTGCACTGGAGGCGGGCGAGGCCGTCACTCGCGGCCTGGAAGGGTTTAAGGCGGGCGTGAAGCGCGTACAAGGTCAACTGTATGACCGCCTGGACGACTACATCCCGCAGACCGCGCCCGTGCAGGTTGACCGCACGCGCCAAGCCTTGGCTGCGCTCAATTCTGACATAGACGGAGCGCCGGCTCTGAGCCAGATGTTCAAGAACAGCCGCATTAAGGGTATCGAGAACGCCCTGTTGTCGGACCTGGATTCTGGCATGACCAACTATGGCGCGCAGGCTTCGCGTAGGGCGTCCACCCTGCCGTACGAGTCGATCAAGAAGCTGCGCACGCTGGTAGGCAAGGAGATCGATAACGCCAACTTCACGTCAGATGTGCCCCGTGATAAGTGGCGCGCAGTGTACGCGGCACTCTCGGATGATCTGGGCGATGCTGCAGAGCGCGCCGGCCCGGAAGCCTACGACACATGGCGTTGGGCAAACCAGTTCACCCGCGACCAGGTTGGCCGTCTGGATGACCTGGCCAGTATCGCCGGCCGCGACACCCCGGAAAAGGTATTCAATGCCGCCATCGCTGGTAGCCAGGACGGCGACACCATGTTACGCCGCGTGGTCAGCGCTATCCCGAAGGAGAACCGCCGAGAACTGGCCGCTGCAGTGATTCAGCGCATGGGCCGCGCCACGGTAGGGAACCAGAACGAAGCCGGCGACGTGTTCAGCACCTCGACCTTCCTGTCGAATTGGAATCGGTTGTCCCCTCAGGCGCGCGAGACGCTATTCGGGCGTGTTGATGACCCGAAGCTTCTTGCCCAGTTGGAGAACCTGGCGAAAGTGTCCACCAACATCCGGGATGGCTCTCGCTATTTGGCGAACCCGTCCGGATCGGGGCCGGCTGCCGCACGTCAGGCGCTACTGGGTGCCGGTGCGCTGGCCGCGTTCACTGGTAATGCCCCAGCCCTTGGCGCGCTAGGTGCCGGGCTAGTTGGGACCAATTTGCTGAGCCGAGCCCTGACTAATCCTAACGCTTTGATGCGTTTGGCACGCCCCACCCAAGTTGATGTCCCGGCCGTGATCGGCGGGTTGCAAGGTTTGGTGCCCCGCGAGTAGTCAGCGGAAGATGGAATACACGAAGAAGCCGATGAGACCAATAAGTACTACCGGCAGGATGATAACCATTAACCCCCACCCGATAAACCGAAGTTCACCGCCAGACCCGTTGGTCCACCACTCTTTGAAGCCATAGCGCTCGACTTCGGTTGCCTTCCAAATCGCCTGAAGAATTTTCATATCCACATTGCCCCGCCCCGTGCGGGGCTTTTTTTTGAGGTCTAGAAATGGCCGTCGCGTCCTACATCCTGCCCCGCTTCAAGGCCATCGATGACTACGGTCGCCCGATGGTGGGCGCCAAGCTTTATACGTACCAAAACAACACCACTACGCCAGCAGCGACCTACCAGGACGCACAGCAAAGCGCTGCCAATACGAATCCAATTGTATTGGATGCGTCTGGCGAGGCAATAGTCTATGTGCTGAAAGACCAAGTCTACACGTTTGTCCTCAAGGACCAGAACGAGGTGGCGGTTTGGTCTCAGGACGATGTGACCGGGAGCGCGTCCCCGCAGGATGTCGCGGAAGTTGCCGCGGATCTGCAAGAGTATAAGGACGACCTGGCGGCGGATGTAGGCGGGGGGCTTGTCGGCTTCATCCAAACTGGACAGGGGGCTGTAGCACGCACTGTCCTTGAGAAAGAGCGAGATATCGTCAACGTACGTGATTTCGGTGCAATTGGTGATGGAACTTACCACCCTCTGAGCGAACGATTCGCTAACCTGGTGGCCGCGCAAGTCAAATATCCTTTTGCGACGGCGATCACCCAATCCATCGATTGGGCTGCTATTCAGGCTGCCTTGAACACGGGACGCCATACGATGGTGCCTGAGGGCACATTCGTTATCACGGACTTGATCTATCCAACGGCTGTAGGTCAGATCCTGGAGGGATATGGCCCGGCCAGATCATCTATCGTCAACTCGGTCAACAACAATCCTATCTTCTGCTTCGGGAACCCGTTCGACGTTAATGGCGGTGTCGAGTTTAGCGGGGTGAAGTCGATCGATCTTAGCGGGAACGAAACGGGGTCAACTCTGTGGGGTGTTTACTGTCCCGCACCCGGGTCAATCGTCGTGGACGGCTGCAATAACGACCCGACCAATTACTACTTTGGGCAGAATCACGCGTCTTGGAACCTCCCGGCCCGATCATGCTATCTGCGTGATGTTCGGATTCGGAACATCAAGGGCGGCATTGCGTTGCACGTCAGTGCCTGGGTTTTCCGCGCGCAACGTGTTCAAGTCTTCGGAAGCTTGCGCGGTGTTCGAAACATGGGTGCTTGTAATGGCAACACTTACGACTCGTTGTACGTTAGTTCGATCGATGAATACGCGATTCTGCATCCCAACGGTACGGGCGGCGGCGCGAAGAATACGCACTATCTGGATTGTGTCGTCCAACAAAGCGGCTGGGACGGAAACGGAACCGTTTCCCTCCTGTTTGGGGAAGGATCGCGCATCACCAATATGTACTTGGAGCGCAACGATGAGAAGGGTGGCAATGTAGACATCTTCATCGGGGCGAGCGAAAGCAACGTTTCCGTCGATGGGGTCACGCACAAACTTGAATTCGACACTGGGCATAACCAGACCGTTGTTCGCTGCGGTGCTAGTAACGCGGCGATTCGGAACGTGGACTGGCGAAACCAGATTTTGTATGGCCTGGACCTGACGACCACGAACCTCGGCTTCGCGGTGCTGTACGAGAACATCCGGCCCAGGAACAACGTTGCGGGTTTGGCGACAGAGGACGTACATATTGCCAACACGGCGATTGGGCATATCAGCCTGGATATCGCGAATGGTGCAATGCCGATTGGCCCCCACCGTGTGACGCGCGGCGACCCGTCTACGTCGGCTACCGACAAATTCGAAGTGAGGCAAGGGCGTTCTACCTCGGCGTGGGCGCAGGTGGCCAGCCTAGGTGGCATCCGGTTTATCTCTGACGTTTCGAACCTGATTTCGGGTGGGAACTTCGAGTGGCGTCACAACGGTGAAGACGGTACTGGTGCGCTGCTTCTGCAACTTCAAGCGTCGAATGGAGCCTTCACTCCGGGCACCAATGGCCTGCAAAACCTTGGCACCGCTAGCAATCCGTGGGCGCAGGTGTTCGCCGCCACTAGCACGATCTCGCCTTCGTCCGAACTCCTGAAGAAAATTCGCGGGCCGTTGACTGAAGCCGAGGTCCGCGCGTGGGAACGCGTGCAGCCGGTGATTTTCCAGTTCCTGGATGCAATCGAGCAGAAGGGCGACGACGCGCGCCTACATGCCGGGTACCGGGCGCAGGCAGTGGAGGCCGCCTTTATCGCCGAAGGCCTGGATCCGCGCCGGTACGCGCTGTTTTGTGAGGACGACATCGTAAAGGCGGTGGCCGTCCGGCAGCCGGTGCCGCAGCAGCAGTATCAGGTCACGAGCCAGCGCACCGAGCAGATCGAGATTGTCGACGGCGCCCCGGTTCTGACGTTCGTGGAAGAGCAGGTACAGGTGCCGCTCTACGAGTACCTACCGCTGCACGACGCGGCCGGCAACCCGGTGCTGGACGAGCAGGGCAAACCGCGCATGCACCAGGTGCCTGTGACACAGGTGGTGGAAACGGAGGTGCTGGTAGAAGAGCCGGCCGGAACCCGACTGGGGTTGCGGTACGAAGAATGTCTGGTGTTTGAGGCTGCGTATCAGCGCTGGCGGGTAGGGGCCCTGGAGGCGCGCGTGCAGGCACTGGAGGCGCGCCCATGAGCAACGATCTGCCTACTCGCGTTGCAGTGCTGGAAAAAGATATGAGCCAGGTCAAAACAAGCCTGGCTAAGCTCTTTATCTGGTTCACGGTTGTCGTCGCTGTAGGCTCTCCACTCTTTGGCGGTCTGCTTGGCGTAATCGCCTGGAACGCATCCCGTAGCGTAAATCAGCTAGATGGGCTGGGCGTGAGCGTGAGCGAAATCAAGACGGACGTAGCAGTCGTGAAGAGCAAACAGGAAACGCAGGACAAATCTTGGAAGCTGATTACCCAGTTGTCAAAAGGGGGGGCAGCGAGTGTGTCAAAAAATCTCAACGATGAGTAGGTGTGTGCGATGAAGCTCATCCCTCAGTGGCGCCAGTTCTGGCGCATGACGTCGGTCCAACTCCAGGCGGCGGCCCTGGCTTTCTTCTCTTACATCACGGCGGTGCCAGATGCAGCGATTCAACTTTGGGGCCTTCTTCCGGTCGATATTCGGGAATCGTTTCCGCCAGGCTACGTCAAGTGGTTCGGAATCGCCCTCATCGCCATCGGAATCATTGCCCGAATCGTCCACCAGCCCAAGCTCGATGAGAGAAAGCGGGCTGACGGTCCTTAAGCACTATGAGGGCTGTGAGCTAAAGGCGTACCAGGACTCGGTAGGGGTATGGACGATCGGCTATGGCGATACCGAGAACGTCTATCCGGGCATGACGATCACTCGCCAAGAAGCTGAAGGTCGACTTGCGCGCAGACTCGCCCGAGATTTCGAACCCGGAGTGCGAGCGGCAATCACCGCAGGCATGCGCCAGGAGCAATTCGACGCGATGGTATGCCTCGCCTACAACATCGGGGTAGGAGCGTTCTCCGGGTCGACTCTGGTGAAGCTGTTCAATGCTGGCGACATCCAACTCGCAGCCGACCAGTTCTTGCGCTGGGATAAGGCTGGCGGGAAGTCGCTCAAGGGCCTACGCCGTCGACGTGCTGCCGAACGTGCGCTGTTCCTGGGCGCCAATGCGGCCTATGCCATCGCGGCGGGAGACAAGACACCATGAGCATCCTACTAGCCGAATTCTGGCCGTACATCGCCGGGGGCCTGGCAATCGTCCTGGCGTACTTCGGCGTTCGCCTCAAGGGCAAGTCAGACGGGCGCGAAGAGGTCCGCAGCCAGATCAACAAGCAGGCGGTTGAAGCCGCCAAGGAATCTCGCGATGTTCAAGCTAAGGTCAATCGGATGGACGACGGCGGCGCTGCTGCTGAGCTTCGTAGCAAGTGGATGCGCGACAAAGGAACCGGCGGGCGCTGAGTTCTGCATGGTGGCTATGCCTATCTTCATCAGCCAGCAGGACGAGCTGACGGATGGGACGGCACGGCAGATCTTGGTGCACAACGAGCTGGGTGCAAGGCTCTGCGACTGGCGCTAAAGAGATTCAACAGGCTTAGCTATTCCCAATCGTTCCCGCTCCAAGACATAACGATCAGTCAGTTCTGGATAGGAAGTGGCCGCTCGCTTGGGGGATAGCAGGTGTATGCGTCCATAACGGCCTGTGGTGAAAAAGGTCTGATCACTTTCGTGCCATTCTTCACCACCATGAACCGTGAACCTGACGCGAAGGCGGTTGTGGCCATGGTTTTTAGTCACTAAACATAGGTCATAGGTCGGCCCAGGTGCGCCCACATCCCACTCGCAAATAGACCCAACTGGGATATCAAGAAGATCTTCGGCTGAATCATTCATAGTGGATTTCTCATATCAAGCTCTATTGAGTCCGGAATGGCGGTTCATCTTTCTGATAATTCCCGCTTAGGATGCTCTGCCATGTCATTTCCAACATGGCAGATGCTCCAGGGGTTGTGGCGAGTGCTGACATAAATTTTAGAGTTGCGGCGGCGGCACCAGAAAAAACGAATGAGCAATTATCGAACGAGCAATTGTGAAGAGAGATAGCGGAACTTCCATCAAAAATCACTTTGCAATTATTGAACTGGCAATTTTCGAAAGAGTCTGCACAAAGATCTATTCGATCATCGGGGCCAAAAATGCGGTTTATATGGTCCAACTTTGACACCTTGAACAATTAGATGTTGAGTTGTAAGTATGCCACTATGAAGAATCTGAGCCGCGATCCTTCGACAGCTTGATCTCGTCATCTGCCCCTATCTCGCGCACCCAGGAGCCGCACCCTTCGTCCGGGAACGTCGCGGCGATGGTGTGCTCTGGATCCCGGCGGCAGTACGGCCTGCGCCCCTGGTCGGTAGTTCCACCGTGCCAGTGGGTACAGGTCCAGCACCCGCCGAGCTTTGTGGGCATGGGCTTGAAGTAGGACATGGCTGTATGAATGTACAGCAAATCCTGTGGGGGGAAAAATTGGCAAAGAGGACGCAAACCGGCGCAATCGACGCGCAGGGCGCGAGCCAATACCCTCGATAAATCAACGTCTTACGGTCATGCGCCTATCGCGCCCGTTGACTCATAATCCGTTGGTGCCGAGTTCGACTCTCGGGGGGCCTACCAAAGAAATCAAGGGGTTACGCCAATTTGGCGTAGCCCCTTGTTCTTTGTGGTGCGTACATGGTGCGTACTGTGGTGCCGAATCCACGGTCGTACATTTTGGTTCCGTACAGTTTGCTCAGCCCACCGTACCGATAGTGGATAGCGGTTCCCTG